TTGTACCAGCAGAATAACAACTTAGCGTGATAGGAGCTTAACATGGCAGGACCAGTAAAGGCTTATGCTTGGCCTCAAGGGACAACGGCTGGAATCGTTGGCCCTGCTCGCTCTCGCATTCGTCAAGTAGTGATCTACGCAGAAACTGCTGGATCGTTTACCATGAAGAATGGCACAGGTTCTGGCGATGATTTAATCGTTCAGCCATTTCCTGTAGGGATGCACGTTTTGAACATTCCTGATGATGGCGTCCTAGCTACGGCTGGCGCTTATGTCAGTGCGTTTACGGGTGCTAATAACGATCTGACAATCTTTTTGTCTTAAATAAAAATGGCGGGGAACAAGAAGTAACTTTTTGCCCGTCAATTCATACCAATAGGTGATTGATGTCTGTTGAGAAAAACGGAGAACGATTTTCTGGCTATAACAAGCCCAAGCGCACCCCCGGAGCGAAGAGTAAGTTCGCCGTTTTAGCGAAAAAAGGTGATAAAACCAAGCTTGTTCGGTTTGGAGACCCAAAAATGACTATCAAAAAGGGTATTCCAGCTAGAAAGAAAAGCTATTGCGCTCGGTCTGGAGGGATAACTGGCACAACTGACAAATTTAGTGCAAACTATTGGTCAAGAAAGGCTTGGAATTGTTAATGGCGGAAAAAACAGTCCACGAGCTTGAAATAGAGTTCACTGAGTGGAAGACTAATCAAAAACATCTCATTGACAGCGTTGATAGCCTTCAATCATCTGTAAAAGAGGTAAAGATAGCTGTCTTCCAAGGAAAATGGATGATTGTGGGCGCTTTGGTGTTCGCTGGCCTTGTAAACAGCGATGTTTTAATGGGTATTTTGATGAATTTTGGGTCTAAATAATGGCTATAGGACGGTCTCAAATGGCAAAACAAGTCTCTAAATCAGGTAAAAAAAAGGGTGCTGACGGCAAAGCTTGCTGGAAGGGTTATCGTTACGCTGGAACAAAAGCTGGAAAAGACAAGTGCGTTCCTGTAAAACGAAAGAAAACAACTACTCGCAAGGCAAGAAAGGCGTAATCCATGACCGTATCTGGCTCCACAGACTTCGAACTTGACGTAGCAGAATACGTTGAAGAAGCATTCGAGCGGTGTGGCCTAGAGGCTAGGACTGGTTACGACCTAAAGACAGCAAAACGGTCTTTGAACATAATGTTCGCAGATTGGGCTAATAGGGGCCTAAATCAATGGACTATCAAGGAAAGAACCTTAAATGTAGTAGAGGGCCAAAGAGTTTACCCACTTTCTTCGGATATAATAGATGTTTTGGCCGTTGTTGTGCGTCGTGGCACCACAGATTACACGATAGATAGGGTCAGCCGAGACCAGTATCTATCTATACCTACCAAGGAAAGCACAGGGCGTGTAACCCAGTTTTTCTTGAACAGGCAAATCACGCCAGATCTTCAAGTTTGGCCTGTACCTGACAATAGTACAGATATTTTGGTTTATAACTGCCTTACTCGCATAGATGACGCTGACACTATGACGAATACAATGGATGTTCCCTTCCGCTTCTATCCCTGCTTGGCGGCTGGTTTGGCCTATTATATATCATTAAAAAGAGCGCCTGAACGGGTTCAAATGCTTAAAGCTGTTTATGAAGAAGAAATGAGACGCGCTGTAGATGAAGACAGAGATAGGGCTTCTTTCCAAATTTCTCCTAGCTTGAGGAATTATAGAATTGTCTAAATTCGCAACAGGTAAGTGGGCTTATGGCATTTCTGACCGTTCTGGCTTCAGATATCGCCTGAGAGACATGCGCCGTGAGTGGAATGGGCTTCTTGTGGGGAAGGACGAATGGGAGGCCAAACAGCCTCAATTAGAGCCTATTAGAGCAACACCTGACCCTCAAGCACTAAAAAATCCACGTCCAGAACAGAACGTGCCTCAGAAAAACAATATACAATGGGGCTGGAACCCGGTTGGAATGGTGGGAGACGGTAGCTTGACACCTAATAACTTGATAGCTCAAGGTTCAGTTGGAACAGTCACGGTGGTAACAACATGAGTTTTACATACGCGCAGCTTAAACAGGCTGTTAAAGACTATACTGAATACGAAGAAACAGAGTTTGTAGCAAACATACCTTTGTTTATCCGTATGTCTGAAGAGCGGATCCTAAAGAACGTACAGCTTAGTTTGTTTAGAAAAAATGCTACAGCTACAGTTAATCAAGCATATCAATATCTAAGAATACCTGATGACTTTTTAGCTCCGTTTTCTTTAAGTTTAAGGACAGCCACTGGTGATCCATTAGTTTATGGCGATATGGTTTTTGTTGAATTTAAAGATCCTAGCTTTGTGCAGAGTTACACACCAAACCCGTCTACTACGGGCGTTCCCAAGTATTATAGTCAGTTCGACGTAACTAACTTTTTGTTGGCTCCTACTCCTGATTCTTCATATACAGCAGAACTTCATTACTTCTATCGACCCGTTAGCATTACAAGTGGTGGAGAAACAGACACTACTTGGCTAAGTACAAACGCTGAAATGGCGTTGCTGTACGGAGCTTTGATTGAGGCGTATATTTACATGAAGGGCGAGCAGGATGTTATGGCTATGTATAATGGTCGCTTCCAAGAAGCCATGAATGGTGTTAAGATGCTTGGGGAAGCCAAGGAAGTGACCGACGAATATCGTACAGGCAAGGTAATAAGGGCTAAACAATGAGTTTAGATTTTAGATTAGACATACCTCGTTATGAAAATGTAGTTTCTGTAGAAACCACGGAAAGACGTGGGTTTACTCCCGAAGAACTTTCGGAAGATTGCGTGAAGAAAATAATCTCTGTTTCGGACACAGCTTTGCCGGGAATTAGAGATCAAGCTCGTGCTTTTGAGCGTCATATGGAGAAAGTAGTGGCTTATTACATGCGGCAAGCTATACAAAGTGACCGCACTACGGTTTACAACGCACTAATGGATGCAGGACATCCTGAACTGGCTGAACTCATAAGGAGACTCTGATATGGCCTTTAACGGAAACTTTATGTGTACATCGTTCAAGAAAGAACTGTTGTCCGCAACACACAATTTCACGACTTCTGGCGGTGATGCTTTTCAGATAGCTCTGTACACAAACAGCGCTACTTTTAACGCAGGCACTACGGCGGCTGTTTTTGGGGCTGGTAATAATGAAGTTGGAACTTCTGGTACTTACACTTCTGGTGGGCCTTCTGGTAGTACAAGCACGAATACATTGACCGCTTCTAGCAGTATGCCGTCAAGTTCTGGCACAACAGCGTTTACGGATTTTGCAGACAAGACATTTACATCTGCAACAATTACGGCTCGTGGCGCGTTGATTTACAACAGTTCGGCTGGTGCGGGTTCTAACACTGCAAATTGTGTTTTGGTTTTAGACTTTGGTTCGGACAAAGCGTCGACATCAGGGGACTTTAAGATCGTTATGCCAAGCCCAGATGCAAGTAACGCTTTAATTAGAATTGCGTAAGAACGGAGAGTTAACATGGTAGTGTTGGTCAATAGAGCTAAGATGACAACCAGTACCACGGGTACTGGGACCATAACTCTTGGCAGTGCGACCAGCGGCTTTCAGACGTTTGCAGCGGCTGGTGTGTCTAATGGAAATTCTGTGCGGTACTGTATTGAAGACGGTTCTTCAGCATTTGAGATTGGGACGGGTACTTACACTGCTTCGGGTACAACGCTTAGTCGCTCTGTTATTGAAAGCAGTAATAGTGATAACGCCTTGAATTTATCTGGATCCGCAATCGTGTTTATTACGGCGATAGCTACGGACATCCAAGACATTGTGAATGACACTACTCCGCAGTTAGGTGGCAATCTGGACACTAACCAGTTTGATCTTACCACTGCGTCTAACCGTGACTTGGATTTGGCTCCGAATGGTACAGGCAAAGTTGTGTTACGAGGCAACAATAATTCTGGTAGAGTAATCTTCAACTGTGAGTCAAATTCTCATGGGGTAACACTTGCTGGTCCGCCGCACTCAGCCACTGCGACTTATAGTTTAGAGTTACCAGATGCTGTTGGTTCGTCAGGTCAGGCTTTGCTGGCTTCTAATGGATCAGGTAAGTTAGCTTTTGGCACGGCTGGTATATCAACAGGTAAAGCTATCGCAATGGCAATGGTTTTCGGCTGACAGGAGAAAATAAATGGCAAATCCAAATATTGTAGCTGTAAGCAGCATTTACGCGAATACCGCTGTAGATGCTGATGTAGCGGCTTCCGCCGTTAGTCTTCTTACCGCAGCGTCTAACAAAGTTTTAAAGATCAACAGTCTTGTGATAGCTAACATAGACGGAGTAAACGCTGCGGATATTTCAGTGTGGATTACACGATCCAGTGCTGATTATTACATAGCCAAAACTATATCAGTACCAGCAGACGCTACTCTTATTCCAATTGATAAGAACATGGGTTTGTATTTGGTCGAAGGTGATATTCTTAAAATCCAAGCTTCGGCTGCTGGTGATTTATCAGCAGTATGTAGTTATGAAGAAATAGATGATGCGTAATGAGGATCATAGGCAATAACCCCGCTGCCGATAACGCAGAGATCACGGCTGTTGCCTCTGGTACACTGCCTGATGGTAAGCCTGTTATCGTTAATGCTGATGGCACTGTGAGTGTTGTTGCTGGAGCCCCACAGCAGATTGGAACGTCTGTTGTGTTTAATGCTGGTTATACCCAGTTTTTTTCTTCTACATTTGACAGTGCTTCAAATAAAGTTGTTATAGCTTTTAGAGATGACGGAGATTCTGGTAAGGGTAAAGCTGTTGTGGGGACGGTTGACCCATCTGATAATTCAATTAGCTTTGGCTCTGAAGTTCAATTTGATTCTTCGGGAGTATATTATGTTTCCTTGACCTTTGACAGCAGCTCCAACAAAGTAGTTATTGCTTACAGAGATGTTGGAAACTCCAATTATGGTACAGCCATTGTTGGTACAGTTTCTGGAACAAGTATTAGCTTTGGAACTGCGGCAGTATTTGAAAGCGCCACCTCAGACTACTGTACGGCTACTTTTGACAGCAACTCTAATAAAGTAGTTATTGCATATAGGGATGTTGGTAACTCCAATTATGGTACAGCCATTGTCGGCACAGTTTCTGGTACAAATATTAGTTTTGGATCAGCAGCAGTATTTGAAAATTCTTCAACTTTTGATCCAGTGGCTGTTTTTGACAGCAACTCCAACAAAGTAGTTATTGCTTACAGAGATGGTGGTAATTCAAGCCACGGTACATCTGTTGTTGGAACCGTGTCAGGTACGTCAATTACTTTTGGAACCCCTGTTGTCTTTGAAGCTGCCGCAACTAACTACCTTGGCGC